GATTTACCTAAGTCACCCGCAGGACTATTAACTTCTCTCCACTCACCTGGTGCGATTGGTTCATCAGGTGCCAACACTCGTAGTCCGTGTGCTTTGAATCCGCCAGGTAAATTTGCAAATGTACCTGCATCTACTAATTGTCTCATAGATGATGTTGCGGTTTTAGTTAAGCCTCCAATCAAGTGTAAGTATCCATAACCATAGAATCCTAAACCAGGAATCATGTAGTAATGGGTGAAGTATAATTTCTTTTCCTTTTTAAAATCATCTGCATTCCAGTTTCGGCGGATTGCGAGAATCTTTCCTTCGTCTGTCATGTGAACAATGTAAGGAAGTTTTAATCCATCAGGATCTTCGAAGCCTGGTAAATCTAAGTTTACGTGCATCTCTAAAATTTCTACACGGTCTGTATCACCATAAGGTTTGGTGACACCTAAGATTTCATCTGATGCTTCTTGAGCAGCGGTTTCGTCTAAGTAACTTTCATTAACATCTATATCTGCAAAGGTTCCAGCCATCTGAAACTTTTTGATTTGATTCATAGACATAGAATATTTATGAGTGAATCGTTCTGCTGTTTCTAAATCCGATGCATAGTAGTCAATATAAAAATCTTGTGCTTTAACATATTCAGTTCTGGGTCTTTGTAAACTAACATCCCAATATGTTTTCTTAAACGCAGAACCATACAGCGCTACATAAAATAATAAACGGTCAAGCTCAGGACCGTACTCAGGCATTTGAACTTGTGTTTGATAATTCATAAAGTGACGCACACGATTTGCCTGTTCCATTTTCTGTTGAGTTTGTAAACCAACAATTCGTGTACGCACTGGACCTTCAGTGGGAAATAATTCTTTGTATGCTTTTGCTTGAAACTTTACGACAGCTTGAGATAGAACAGGGTGGGAAGATGCACAAGCACCAGGGAAGGGCTCATCACTTTGCTCTGCTTTAAAACCAAGAAGGTCTACACCTTCTTCTGCTATGGCATCATATTCATCACGTGATTGTTTATCACGATCAAAAGATTCTTGTAACTCATTGCCAATAGCACTAAGTTCTTTGTCATCAATAAAATCTACGAGGTTCGCGTCGTGTTGCATTGCATCTGGGCTCATCTCCATATCATCAAAGAGACCCATTGCTTCTGCTTCCTCCATCATAGCTTTGTCTTCTAATGTAATTTCCGCGCCACCATCTGGTGTCACCATTACATTAGTATCTTGCTCTGGAGTTTCTGGTAATTCTTCAAAGAGAGATAGTTCTTCTCCCTCTGGAATGTCAAATTGTTTTTCTACTGCCATAAATCAATCCTTAATAATAACGTCTGCGTTTTCTATTATACACTGCTGACTCGTCTAAGTCAAGCCATGAATTGTCACTATGTTCTAAATAACCACCATTACGGACATACAGTACTGCTTGAGTAACTGAGTCCACAATATCGTCATGAGGTCCCGATGGGAACTGTCTACACTCTTCAATGGTTTCTTTTGCCCATGCTTTATCTAAGGGCGCATAGATTCGTGCATTATGAAACAAAGAACTGATAGCATATGCTCTAGCTACTTTGTCTCGATCAGGTTGATACTCTTGAATAGGTAAACCTGCTAGTCTTAGGTCTTGAATTAACGATTGACCTGAAGCTTTTTTCTCAATTACTATGGAATCTGGCTTATGCTTCATGTATTTGTCCACGGCTTTCTGTCTGAGTGTAGGAAAATCCCAACGACCTTTCTCCATTCCTAGTAATACCATGTTTGCTAAACTTAAATCATCTTTTTTAAACACGCCCCATGTTGTAACCACAGAATAGTCTGCAGTTGTGCGTGTAGAAAACGCCGTATCCCAAGATTGAATAATAAAATCGCACTCAGGCGGGTCTTCACTTGTCCAATTCTGCCAATAATCTACCTGAATGATGCCACCTGTTTCGGATGATGGGCTTTGTAAGTACAATGCATCAAATTTAAACGGGGGTGTGTTGTTTTTTGTGCGGATAATGTCCTCTGTTGTCCAGCAAAATCCATTTTCGCGGTCAGGTGCCCCCCAGAAAGACTCACCAATCTTAGGTTCGGGGTAATTTTCTGATAAATATCCTTGTTCAATTAGTTCAGCGCGTGCTGTTGACAGCTGTGCTACCGATTCTGCCGTGTTTAACGCAGGAATTCGTACCACATCCCACTTATCTGCAAGAGGTGAAGACTCTTGTTGCTGTAATAAGTGTCCTGCTAAGTCATTTTCGTGCCATCTTGTCATGACAAGCACTACTTTTCCGCCTGGCATTAGACGTGTTCGCAAACCTGAAGCATACCATTCGTTTAATTGTTCTCTTCTTGTCTTAGAATACGCGTCTTGTTCTGATATAGGGTCATCAATCACCGCTAAGTGCGCACCAAAACCTGCGATACCAGAGCCTGAACCTGCAGCCAAGAAGCTGCCAGCCATTTTTCCGCTCTCTTCAAGCGCCCATGAGTTCGCCGCGCGGTTATCTTTTTTGATTCGTACCTTGGGAAAGATAGTATTGTATGCTGTTGTATTAATAATATCTCGGATTGCTCTACCAAACTTAGTTGCTAAGTCATCTGAGTGAGACACTGCAATCTCTTGCCAATAAGGATTACGCCCCAGCGCCCATGCTGGAAAGTAAGTAGAAGTGATAAGCGACTTTGAGGAACGCGGAGATACGAATACCATGAGTCGATCGGTTTCGCCGCGCTCTAAACTCATCAGCTCGTCACATAGTAAACGGTGATGGGGTCCCACATTGAAGCTAGGATTCATTAGCATAACAAATGCTAGTAAATCATCTCGTGCTTGTTTGACGGCTAGCCTAGTTGCCGCATCTCTATCTTCAACAGTGACTTGGGAATTAGTCTGTGATGTAAGCAACGCCGCCCCACAAAACTATTTGAGAATAAGTATCCACATCTTGTCCTGTGTACAGCTCTAACCTTGGTGTTAAAATCATTTCTTTTTGTCTCCTGATACTACTTTAAGTTTGGGTGTCGCGATTCTTTTTAATCGCTCCACGTCACGCTGGATATCTTCTTCTGAGTTACCTGATGCAAATGCATTCATGATGGTTGTCTCATTAACAGTCTTTTCTGTCCACAGTGCTTTATGTTTACCTAAAAGCTCGAGGCTTCGAATCGCCGCATTGTAGTCCCCTTCTTGTTCAGTGGCATCTGCAATACGAACTAATCGGCGCAAGATATCATCCGCGTCAAGCTGGAGCCTGCGCATTGAATCTTTCTTGAGTTCCGCAATTCTATTCTTGATACGCTCCATGCGCAAGAACTGGTACGACTTGGCGTCTGCCACTTTGTCTGAGTAGCCCGCGCGTTTCGCCGCTGCCTTTGAGTTGAGGTCCTTGATGTATTCCTGGCAGAATAACTCCTGCCTACCTGTCAATGGTTTATTTTTATCCATGTAGAAAAAATTATAACATAGAGCCCTTGTATTAACAAGGGGTGTTATGATACCATTATGCTATCCCGCTTCGCGGGTGTCTCCTGTAAGAGAGGGGGCTTTGAAACGCTGACCTCACTCGGCGTGCCCCCTCGCACAAACAGTAAAGCCTATGGGTCATCACCGTATATTATCAACCGCGCAAATGAAGAGAAGGATTTCGCGCCTGTTGCGTGTGTTGTCACACGGGCTCAGCCCCAATCAATTCTCCGACCTGCTCGCGGATTTCCTCAGTCAAGGGGGCACGCGAAAATCAGACAGGGTCGACCTCAGCCTCAAGGAATATATAGACAAACATAAGCACACCCCGTGAACATGCGGGAACGCGGGAATGCCCCCGTACTCCCTGGAAAGGTGGAAAGCTAGGAAGGTCCTAAAAAAGGCTAAATTTTTGCTAAAATTTTTTTCGTTGTATTATGTATGTGGCGACGCGTGTGATTTTTTGGGGGTGGGGTTGAACATTTAACCCCCTGCCCCCCATATATACCCAAGTCAAGCTCCTGTGTAATAATTTATTACTCTAGTATATCGTTCATATATACTGAACAAACTACGAACACCTGACCGAAATGCCTGCGACAATTTGGCTATATAATTTTAAATTTAGTAGTGGTAGACTTGAAACATGAAAAGAAAATTATTAAAAAATAAATCATTTTCTTTAATTAAGGAAATGATCGGTGCGAATACTAACAAGATATACAAGGCTAGAAAAGTAGCCCCTGTATACAAGGTGTGGCAAAATGACGCATATTGGTTTGCCAGAGTAATCGACACTGTAGCCAAATAAGTTTAGATGATAGCCCCTTCGGGGGCTAACACCTACACTTGTAGGCATGAAGCACTGATGCGTGAAAATCGTAGGGGAGAGGTGCGTCTAAAATTTGGTGCGACACTATGCCACATTGACAGGATATACCGACAATATACCGAACTTTGTTCGATATATCGGTGCGACACTTTGGCTATATAATTTTCTGCTGAGTATGATTTAATAACCCTACTTTTAACAACTGATTTAATAGATTATTTAATTAATATTTAATCAAATCTTTTATTAAAAATGGGGGTTGAGGGTGCGTCACTGTGTCAAGTTCCAATACTTTCGGAATTTGATACACTTGAAAAACAGTTAGCGATTGTGAGGTTGTTATTATGAGATCAAGTATGGCGATCATTGGTCGGGGTTATTTGCCACTAGGAAAATCACCTATTTTCAATGGTCAAAAATGTAAGTATGAAAGCCCAGAAAAAGCGTATTTTATGGGTTATTCATTTAAATCTGAAAATCAGCGACTTGCTGACGGTGGTCGGGTGTCTTTACTACGCAAGGCACAATCTCACCCAGATTATGAAAAATTTATGCAATTAGCATCTGGTCGGTAATCTGACCAAGTGCGACACTGTGTCAAATGGATTATCAAATTCAGTTTGATACACTTAAAAACAGATTGTGAGGTTATACAATGATTAAACAGGGAAAATTAAAAAGACCTTTTCTGAAAAATAATCTGATGATATCAGATATTTACACAGAAAAAACTATTACTGACGGTAAAATAGATCAACTCATCTATATTACAGTAGTAGATAAAACAACAGGAAATTCAGAGTCATACTCTATAATTCCGAGTGTATCTGAAATTAAACAGGCTATAAACAGGGGGTAAATATGGCACTAACACGAAAAGATTTTATTGAGTTCGCTGAACTAATTGCGAAACATAATCCAACTAAAGCTATGGTTGAGGATATAACGCACATATTGGCGAGATCAAACAACAGATTTGACAAGCTACGATTTATGGACTATATCGAAGCGAAATCAAAATTTACGGATAACAAACTAACA